TTGAGCCATATTATTCTCCGTTTAATTATCCTTCTAACGCTTCGATTCTAGTAGTCAAAGCATCTATTTTATCATCAGCTTCTTGCAAAGCCTTAACTAGAATTGGTATAAATTTGGTGTACTGTAATCCATATTGTTTTTCATCCTCTGACAAAGAAACAGTAAGATTTTTTTTGTCTGCTAATGTATATCCCGCAGCTTCTTCTAAGGCTAAAACATCTTGTGCTTTGAAACCTATATCTAACCAGTCTTCTTTATGCGTTCCGTCTGGTGTTTGAGCATTTAAATCATAACCATCAGCTTTTTTATCGCCATATTTAGAACGCTTATCCCATTTATAAGTAAGAGGTTCTAAAGCATTTACAAAGTTAAGACCTAAATCTAAACCTGTAAAGTCTGTTTTATCTCGTTCATCAGAAGCTACTGTCCAATCTACTTGAATGTGAGCGTTACTTATGTTTTCATCACCTAATACAAGCCTGTTAAGTTCAGTTGTGAAATTACCTCCCGGACTTCCAGTTATCCCCGCATCTCTTCCTATAAATACGTTTCCACCACCAGTCGTAAGACTACCTCCCGCATTACTACCTACACAAGTATTTACATTTCCTGTAGTGTTGTTTCTTAATGCTCTATATCCCATAGCAACATTTGATGCACCTGTAGTATTATTTTCCATTGCTTCAACACCAACAGAAACATTTTCACTTGCTGTAGTATTAGACTTTAGTGCTTCCATACCTACGGCAACATTAGTTCCACCTGTAGTGTTTAAATTTAAAGCATGATAACCAACGGCTGTGTTGTTAGCTGCCGTGGTATTTAGTTTCAGTGCTTCTTTACCCACAGCAGTATTACTTGCTCCTGTTGTAGTATCTCTTAATGCTTCTCTACCTACAGCAGTATTATCACTTGCAGTTGTGGCAGTAGATAAAGCTATATAACCGACTGCTGTATTATGATTGCCAGTTGTAATCGCATCCCCCGCTAAAGCACCTACTGCTACATTTTCAGTTCCTGTAGTGTTTGCTACTAAAGCTGAAAAGCCAACTGCTGTATTGTTATTGGCTGTGGTGTTAGCGTTTAAAGCAGATTGTCCAACTGCTGTATTATAAAGACCTGTGGTAGTGCTTCCCCCAGAACTATCTCCAATAAATGTATTATGAGTACCTGTTGTAACACCAGTTCCTGCGTTATATCCAACACCAGTATTAAAACGCCCTGTAGTGTTCGCATCTAAAGCGACGCCACCAACTGCTGTATTTCTGTCTCCTGTAGTGTTTGCTATCAAGGCATCAGAACCAATCGCAGTATTATTAGATGCTGTAGTATTGTTATCTAATGCTCTATATCCTAATGCAACATTACAATTACCTGTATTGTTATCTCTCATTACAGGAGAACCTACTGCTGTATTCTGAAAACCTGTAGTATTGGAACATAGGGAACGAAAACCTAACCCTGTGTTTTCATTTCCTGTAGTGTTGCTGTCTAAAGAACAAGCACCTAATGCTGTAAGTGATGAACCTGTCGTATTAGCATTTAAAGAATTATAACCAACTGCTGTGTTGTTTGATGCTGTTGTATTATTTCTAAGTGCTAGATGACCAAATGCACTATTACTAATTCCTGTTGTGTTTAATGATAATGTTAAATTACCATGAGCATTGTTACATTCTCCTGTTGTATTTGCACATAAAGAAGCATAACCAAATGCATTATTGTTAAAACCTGTTGTATTGCATCTTAAACTTATATACCCAACTGCTGTGTTATTATCTGCTGTATTTTTCTTTAATGCTTCTGTTCCAATCGCTACATTTTGTGAATTTGTTTGTATATCACACAAAGCATATGCACCTACGCCTACATTATTATCTCCTGTAGTAATATTAGTTCCAGCTCTACTACCTATTACAACATTGTAATTACCACCAGCTTGAACACTATCTAAAGCCGTATCTCCTAAAGCTGTATTTTCTGTTCCTGTTGGATAGTTACCATCTAATTTTACTGTACCACCGTCAACGACCAATGCACCTGTAAGAGTTAATCCTCCACCTGGAGCAAGTTGCACACCTGAAGGAACGACAACCGTGTCTCCTGAAGTTCCAAGAGTTAACGTTGTCCCTGATTGCGGGTCTATTTGATCTACTTCTAATTTACTCATTATACTATTACTAATGTCCCTGTTACTGTTACAGTTGCAGGGATTGTAATAGGACCTGCAAGAACTGCGTTCTCTATTGTTTGTGTACCGTCGATCGTGGACGCTTGATTTGGTATGAATTCATTTGGAGCTGTTTGACCTCCAATGTATTGGACTCCATTTATTATTGCCGTCATATTTCCTCCTATGAACTAATTTGATCAATGTAAGAAGTAACTATATCAACAGACGAAGCTGTGTTTGATACGGCTTTCAATACATCACCACTTTTTAAAACAATCTTCGCACCACCTTGAATTAATTCAATTGCAGAGTTTGGTGGAATTACAACACCTTTTGCAATGTATTTGTTTCCACTGTTGACTATATAAACATCAACTTCAATTGTAGAAGTTAAAATGTTACACAATCTAATTCCAATTACTGCATCATAATTTCCGCCAGTCACAAGAGTTACTTCACTTGTTCCTACTGCTGATTGTAAATCGTTTCTAAAATCTTGTGCCATATTTTTTTCCTATTTATAATGCGACTGCCATTGCTAATGCAAAACCAGCCGACGCTGCTCCTACGGGATCACCTGAACCATCCAGGTAAACCGATTTTTCAGCAGGCATTGTACAAAATACATTTAATACACTTGTACCACCTGAATTAAAATTAATTTTTGAAGTATTGCCTGCAGAGTTACTTAAAACAGTATCTCTTTGTAAAGTTGTAGAACCAGAAAGAGTTCCTAACCCTACTTCAAAATTATTTGTGCCTTGTTCAAAGATAGCATAATAAGTTGTATTAGAAGTTCCAATACCACTATTAAATGTTATGAAACCAGTTACGGCTCCAGCTAATGTAATATCACCTGTGCCTTGTGTTGTACTAGTTTCTTTTACTCTATCATTTATAACTAAAGCCATAAAATTTTTCCTTAACTCATACTAATAATTGCATTAGCAGGCGTAGACGGATCAGGGAACGTAACTGTAAAAGTACCGTTAGTCGCTGTCTTGTTTCCACCAAAATCTAAAACTACTACTAATCTATTTGCTACACCATCAACTGTATCTGTATTATAGATAGCTGCAAAAGCTGCAGTGAAAGTTGCACTACTATAAGTAACATTGGCAAAATCAACTGAAGCAACTGCTGTACCAGAAGCAACCGCCTGTGACCCTAAAGTTTTTACAGAATAGTTAGTTCCACCTGTTGAATCTACTTCGCCGTTACCAATTCCTAATAAAGCAACTGTTGATGCTGTTGTATAAGGATTAGTTGTGTATAAAGAAAATTTAAAAGTGTTTCCTCCGTTTGCAAAGTCATGCTGCCCAGAAAAAAGTGCACCTCTAAAACTAAATGGTATTATATTTGCCATATTCTTTTATCTCCTTAATTAACTTGATGGTGGTTTAACGTTAAGTTGAGCACGAACTTCACCATCTTCATATTCGTCTCTGCGTCTGATACCGATTTGTTCGATAGCGTACGATTCAATTGCTTGTCTATAAACTTGTTGGTAGTATTGTAACATATCTTGCGGGCCTTTCAAGTATGCAAATGTATTTATTAGACAACCATATAAAAGTAAATCTTGATATTTATTTGATAGATAAGTTCCGTTAGTAGCTGCTGGAGCCGCTATAGGATTGTTTGTATCTGTAATACTTATCGGTTCTTTATCATATGATATTGTAATATCATATGTTTTATCAGGTGTTGGGGCCACTACCCAAAATTCTTCATCCCAATTAGCGTAGTATTTAGGAATATCTACAGCAGCTGTTGAAGGTGTAGAATAATATTCTGCCATAAAACTAGTATCTCTTTGTTCTAAATAGAATTGATTTCCAGCTTTATCTTTAAATTGGACATATCTAATCGCTCTTAAATCATTTGGAATAGTTACATATCTATTTCCAACAATAGCGTTTGAAGTTGAATAAAATACATTTTGATCGGTATCAATTTCTCTGTAAATTTTATTTTCTGCATTTTTTATAATTGTTTCTAAAACAGGATCCGTTAAAACTTTTGGAACATATGAAGGATCAGTTGCCGCTTGATTGTCGACTTCTGTATAGTTTCTAATATCAGTTCTTAAATTATCTAATGTGTATGCCATTATCCGTTTACTACCTCAAGTGTTACTGGTCCTGCTGAACAATTGTTTCCACCACCTTTTACATTACCTGTTGTTGCATTACTAGTGCTTGTTATATAAAAATAATTTATTGGGCTCGTTAAAGGATCTGAAGTTGTAGCTCCTGTAACATTACCTGCTGAATCTATTTGACCTAAAGCAATTGTAAAACCATTTGCATTATTTAAATCACTTACATTATCAAATGTTGGAATGTTTGCGAATGATTGTAAATTTTTTAAATCCGCTTCATCTGCACCACCAGGACCAGCAGAAGTTACAACAGGAGGTCCTCTAAATCTTACAATTGAACCAGCTGCTCTTTGATGATCTTGTGAATAAACATTTACATAAGTTGTGCCACCAGAAATAATAGATGTAAATGGATTGTTGTCTAAAAGTATTAAACTTGTTTTAGATGCTGGTTGAGGTCTTGGATTATATAAAGCTTGAGGGTCTGAACCTACAGGCTTTGGTTGAAGCTGTGGTTGTTTTGCTTCAAACTCTGAATAGTGAACTAAAGAACCATTCCATTCTCTAACCATTTCTGAATAAGGAAATCTTAATCCT